CGGTTTTTGGAACGCGGGTTCGGCTGCCGGCTCTCGCCTTTGCTTCAAATCTAGAGAACTTGCAAAATATGCAGGTACACAGTTTGAAGACATTTACAAAGAAGCCTTCGTTTTAGGCGAATAGACAAAATAGGTTGTGTGATGTTAGTGTTGTAGTTCTGCTTCAGGTGCCAGGTTCTCGTACAACGACTACGATAATTGGAACACGAATTCGAATGCCAGCTCTCACCTATGTTTAAAAAAATAATGCCATCACAGACCTTGCTCACATAGCAAAAAAATACAAATTAATAAGGTCATTAGTATTCAACATTGTTGTCAAGAAAATGACCGGAACAAGCAAAGGAATGAAACGAAAAAATAATCTTTTTCAAGAAATCATATCTATTAAGAACCTCCATCTAGCTGATGCCCATGCCCGAAAAGGTAAAGGGCATCAATATGGAGTTCAAACCCACATCAAGAATGCAGATACTAATATTCAAGCATTGCACCAAATGCTTCAATTAAAAAATTATCATACTTCAGAATATACTACTTTTAAGGTATACGAGCCAAAAGAAAGGCTCGTGTTCAAACTTCCTTACTTTCCTGATAGAATTATGCATCATGCCATAATGAACGTTCTAGAGCCAATTTTCAATAACTTATTTACAGCTGACACTTATAGCTGTATAAAGGGCAAAGGAATTCATGCGGCTGCCAATGGTATTAAAAAAGCACTTCAAGATAAACCAAATACCCAGTACTGTTTAAAATTAGACATCAAGAAATTTTATCCTTCAGTTGATCATATTATTTTGAAACAATTGCTTCGACGTAAATTTAAAGACCAGAATTTACTTTGGTTACTCGATGAGATAATTGACAGTGCCGATGGACTTCCTATTGGTAACTATCTAAGTCAGTATTTTGCTAATTTCTACCTTACATATTTTGATCACTGGATAAAAGAAACGATGCAGGTAAAATACTACTTCAGATACGCTGATGACATTGTAATTCTGTCTAGCAATAAACCTCACTTGCACGAATTAAATTTTGAGATTAAACACTATTTAAACACTAATTTAAAGTTAGAAGTGAAAGGAAATTATCAAGTGTTTCCAGTTGATGTACGAGGTATTGATTTTGTTGGATATCGATTTTATCATACTCATACACTTTTGCGAAAATCAATAAAAAAGCGATTTGCCAAAGCAGTTGCTAAGCATAAAAACAAAAATACAATTGCCGCCTACAATGGTTGGGCTAAACATTGTAATTCAAAACACTTATTAAAAAAGATACTAGCCAATGACAGCATTTAAAGATTTAAACATTAAACCAGAACTATCCAGTTTTGTTGGAGACAAAATAAGCATCGATAGAATTGTAAATACAGAAATCAAAGTACACTTCTTTAAAATAGAAGATTCAAAAAAGAAAGTAGGCACAAAATTTCTAACACTTCAAATTGAAAAAGCAGGAACAAAGAATATAGTATTTACAGGATCAACCATTCTAATGAACATGATTGAGAAAGTACCTAAAGAGGCGTTTCCATTTACAACGACAATAATTAAAGAGTCACAATATTATGAATTCACTTAAAAAAAATAATTATGATACTAGGATTTAGCACACAAATAAACGGAAAGCCCACACACTTTGTAGAGAAGATACATAGCGGTATGGTACAGTTTTTACCTGAAATAGCATTTGGCACTTTTGATTGTAGCAAATACGAATTTAATGTACTTGCCTTAGCTAAAAGTGAACCCAAAATACACACCATTCGTAAAGACAAAACCAACCGCTGGAAAGTAGGAATGATTATTGATTTTTTTATCAATGTAAGAAAGCCTAACATGTACAGGTTTGCTCCACAGACTTCAGTAGTGAGTATTCAGAATATTGAAATAGTGTGGCACAGTGAAAGCCGTAGTTTAGAACTTTCAAAAATAGCACCCAAAAGATTAAACTATGTTGATGTTATTGTAGATAACAATGTACTCAATTTTGAAGAGGTTAAGGCATTAGCACAAAATGATGGCTTTGAAGATATTTACGACTTCTTTTTTTACTTTAATCAAGAATTTACAGGAAAGATTATCCACTGGACTGATAAAAGATATTAATTATTATATTTGTATAACATAAAACAAACACCATGAAAAAAGTACTTTACATTGCGATAGGCTTTGTTATTTTAGGCTTAATTAGCCGATTTGTATCAAAATCTAATACTACTACCACTAAACCAAATAAAGCCGAAACAGAGGCTAAAAACATACCCGGTGCTAATCCTGTGGATGTGTATTTAAACCTTGAAAAAAAAGGTTTTAAAGTTGACAAGCAGTTGGGTTCTGGGAGTTGCTCTTGGTTGTGTACCAAACAAGAAAGTGGCTTGAGTTATACGGTCAACGTATTGTCTGAAAAGCCTACCCAAATACAACAGGTTGCTATTACTGCAGCTCTTGATGGTAGCGAATCTGATAAACTAATCATTGCTACAAAACCATTTATTAAATGGGTTTCGTCTTTTCCATACGAAGGACAGGATGTACAGAAGCTCGCTAGTTGGATTGAAAACAACTTTGATCGTAATGGCGCTAGTATCACTATTGGAGCGGTGCAGTTCACAATGAGCGCTCCGAATAAAAGCACTAGACAATTGAACGCTGTAAAAGTTTAGGTCATGGAATTTAACTTTAAAACTGAACAATTAAACATAATGTTTGTGAGTAGTATTATTGATTCATTTACATTAAAAAACAAAAATAGACCGATAAGGTTACTAATTAGTAACAATGATTATAGTGTTTTAGCATTAGCTACAGAAAATTTTAGAGAGCTTTTTGCTGTGAATTTTAACATCAGAATTATAAGGTCAGATGATGTTGAATCAAAAACAATTGAACTTTATTAATTAAACTAAAAGTTAAAGCCTCTTAATTGAGGCTTTTTTTATGCTTTATAGCGTCGTTTAGTTTTAGATTATAACTAAAAAAGTTTATTTTGTTATAATATGTAAGTTTATTAGTTTTGCTACATGGCGTATAATAAAAATAACTATTATAAGAAGTGTCAACACATTATTGACATCTACAATAGCGCCAAGCACTCTGACGTTCCCGATACGTATATCTTACGGAATGTGTTTCCGAAAAACAATATCTTTATATCGTACCGTCAATGGATGAATATTAAAGGCACTCCAATTCCTAAACAGCACCAAGAACAATTGTCCTTGTTTGCTTAGTCACCAGTATTTAATCCTAATCCTATATAATTGTCTTCGTTTAACGTCCAATCTTCAAAAGATGTTGTGAATGTCATTTCTTTTACAATTAACCCTATTTCATTAATGTTTTGGCTTTTGCTGTTGGTTCTCACAAATGGTGTGGTGAACTGGGTTGCAAAGCCTTGAAGGCAACTCCACACTTTGTGTTCTATCTCTAAATAGTTTAAACCTGCTTCTTTGACTGCATCTGGAGCACCCGTGTGTGTTGCGTTCCAGATGTCAAAAAACAAACTTAGGCTAATGGTTAAGTTTGCCATTTGGATGTCGCCTTGCAAGGCGGTGAAGTCGCAATTGGGAAAGTCTATCAATACGCATGGAAACAACATATTTTTACGTTTCTCTTCGTTAAAGTATTGCGCTAGGTTCTGATCTATCCATTGTATCTCTTCTACTTCAGTTGCGATTCGGTCTTGAATTGCTTTGAATAATAGTGCTAAAGGTGATTCCATAGTTATTGATTCATTATTTGTTTAATATCGTTGGTTACGGCTCTTGCCACTGCATTGTTTAATACTGGTGAGTCGTTGCTATCTATCGGCATGAACTGACGTTGTGGTATGTTCATTTTACGAGTATGTGAACTGATACTTTTATCACCAGTTTTAAATCGAACGGTTTGCATTCGCTCTTTGCCTGTTTTGGTTAACTTTCCTGTTCCTACTCGTTTTTGTCCGTAGCTGTTGCGTGAATGTGCTTTTACGGTTACAGTTCCTTTGAAACCTTCGTTGTTAACTTTGGCATACGGCACATTGTTTTTTAAGGTTGCTTGCCTTGGTTGTGTGGTATAATAGTTACCAGCACGCAATGCTCCTGTTTTTACCAGTGTAGTTCCCTGTGTTGGTTTCCACTTTTTGAACGTTGCACCTTGATATCCACCAGCTCGAAAGTTTCCATTTACAAATCGTAAAGCAACATTACCTGCAGTTGAAGCAAAACGAGTTTCAGCATACTGACGAATTTCAGTTGCTTTGTGTATTAGGTTGCTTTCAAACTGTTCGGGTGTCATTACTTTTTGCTTTTAAAGTAGGGATGCGTTTTATTGAAAATCTCTTTTGTGATGCCTACATTGTTGTCGAATATGGTTCCTTTTACTAAAGGATCTACCATATTGTTAGCCCATTGCGAATCGTACTCTTTGCTCACTCCTTTTGCAATACCTGGAATGACTGTGCAACGACAACCCCAACTTAATGGTGTGTATAGTCGTTTCCAAATCTTGTCTGACTTTGGAGCTGTGAACTTGTCGAATATCTTGTGTTCTGGTCGCACTCGACTATCACCCACCGTTGTGAATTCTAAATACTCGCTGTCTAATGTTTCCCACTTTTGCGCCATAATTGCCGATTGCATTGCGAACTGGTGTTCAGTTGCTAGGTAATTTCGGTTGAACACTTCGCCTGTATCTGCAATTGCTTTTTTGAGTGTGTCGAACGACACAGCATTGCCTTTGTCGTCAAACATTAAGTCTTTGAAAAGGTGGAACTGTGTTAGCGTTTTGGCATAACTGAAGGCTTCAATATTGGTTTTGAACGCTTCGACTAATTGCATACGACTGTCTTCGTCTGGGAAGTTGGTTCCGTCTAAGCCTTTATAGATGGCATCCATTAAATTGGCAGCGGTTCTGGAATACAGCTCGTCTGTATTTACATCGTCATTGCTTAACAGTTGGCGTGCTATTTCGGTATAGATGTCGTCCCAGTCTGTGGTATTGTCGGCAAGGTCGTGAAACATCGTTCCACCACAACACGGACACGGTTTGGAATACAAATCGTTTAACTGCCCAACTATTGTTGGGCTTGGTCGAAAAAATCGGCTAAACCTTTTAAGAACAAATCCATTAGTTTTTTCTTCTTTGGCTCTTTAAGTTGCACAGGATCTGTTACAGGTTTTTTGCCTTTCTTTTGTCCTGGTACTTTTTGTACACCATCTGGATTTGGTTCTGGCTCTTCTTCCTCTTCTTCCACTTCCATCTTTGCTTTAAGCTCGTCGTAGTTGTCGGGTTTTTCTATTCCGTAGGTTTGGTACCAATAGTCGTCACCTACAGGAACTTTAGTCGAAACAAACGTGTCAATTTCCATTCTGACTTTAAGTTTATCGACATCCAATTCAATCTCGAACTGGAAGGTTCCGCCATCTACTTGAAAGCCGTATGATTTTAATATTGCTAAAAACTTATCACTATTCAACATGTTGACTACAAAAGCTAAATCGCTTTTGGTAATTTCATCTTGTTGGTGGCCGTGTTCTACAGATTGTGCATAACCGCTTGATTTGCTTGATGTGGTTGTTTCTGTATTACCGAGAATGGCGATTGCCATTTCGTTATTACAGGCTTCGATTAAACCCAATTGAAGCTTACCATCGCTGTTGGACGTTTTGCCGTCCATCATTTCAAACTCAGCTTGTTTAGGTATCATCATTGCCAACGCCGAACCACTACTGTTCAATGTTTGTTGTAGTTGGGTTTTGGTTTGTGTGTCGTAGGCATCATACTTCATGATACGAACTGGTTGTCCGAATATCTCAACGAATTGTGCGTAGTCGCCAAACGTACCTCGTTTGTAAATGGCATACATAGAACAGGCTAATAGTAAGCCTAAGTCTTTCTTTTCACCCATTACCCAAACGAATGGCATTTCTTCGTACTCGAAATTGTTTTCGGGATTAACGCCGTATTGTGACTTGGTGATTAAGCCTTTCTCTGGCTTGATGTGCTTGCGTGGAATTTCGTTAAAGCACAATTGATCACCAACAATGAATTCAACCCCACTGATTCCCCAGATTTTGGATTCAATGATTTTAGTGATTAAATCACGTCCGTGTTTGCTTTGTATTACTTTGGTGATGTCGTCGTTAATCTTACCGTCTTTACCAATAAAACGAAGTGTTTTATTGAGTACGTTATCGATTCTTTTTTGAACGATACCACGCAAATAACCGTCCATAGAATAGACATCGTGGTATAAATCGTATAGTTTAACACGGTTGGGAAAGTACACCGATTCGGCAAGAACTACACTTTCTTTTAGTGAAAGAATGTCTTTGGCTTGACGGTTTGGAGCTATTAACGTTAACTCCTGTATAATGTAAGGCGCTTGTGGGTTTACCACTTCTTTATTGGCACCTTTTCTTATTTTTTTCTTTTGCTCTTCCATGATTAAAATCTTTGATTGCGTTTGGTATTAGAAGCCCACCATACTGGGTTTGGTAGTTGGCTTTCGTCTACTGGTGTAGTTGGATCATCGGCAACGACTTTGTATGGCCAATCGGGATTGATGTTTCCTTCTTTGATGTCAAATAGCCAACCTGGTGCTTCTTTGTTACCAATCATTAATTCCCAATCGTCTCGAAACAACTCGAGGTTGACGTTTGGGTTTGCCTTGCGAACCAACCAATAGGAAGCAATAATCTTGATGGTCTTTTTTAGATTGTCGTCTACAACGGTTGGAGGTATAACTGGGTCGACAGTATCGTCGCCAAAAAGCGCCTTTAAATCGTATTTAAACAGGTATGATTTACAGAAAGATTCTGCTGCTTTTATTTGCGCAATAACTTGTGTGGGATTGTTGCGCGTTATAGCGGTTACAATCTCTGGATATAGTTCGGTGTCTAATTCTGACGGTTGTACTAACATTTGATTTTAGATTTTAGAAATTAGATTTTAGATATATTCTATAATCGTTTATTATTGGTTTTGCGTTGGAAGGTTTCAATGCTTCCTGTTGCTTTTGTGATTTGAATGTCTTGAATGATTTTGACACCACCTTCTACAGCATCGGGTCCGTCCATCAGTTTTGTTTTTCTACTGAAGTTGTTGAACTGTGCCACCATACGTTCCATGTGTGGGTTGTCTTTTTCTGTAACATTAAAGATTAGGTGTTGCAACCTGTTCAATGGCTCGAGTGTTCCTTCAATACGTGCATACTTTTCGGGTTTCTTTCTTTCGTCTGGACGTATCGGTAAGAAGGTGTTTCTTTCGTTGCCTATACGGTAGATGTGTGGCAGTATTACCTGTTCGTAGAATGGATTTTGAAGTGAGTTGTTTTCAATCCATACATAGATGGGTTCTACTCCTGCCTTTTTACAGATGTCGTGTGCTTCAAACAGGTACTCACAGAACTGCGAGTTACTCATTTGGTCTACCCATACTTTGTATAAATAATAGTCAATGCCTTTGTTGGCTACAATAACGATTGCCTTACTACTTGCATTGGTTTTATCGGAATTTGACGGTGCCGGGTCGGCATAAATTACTACTGCATCGCAATAACGTAGTTGTGGACATTTGTCGAACAGGATATCTTTGAACGTATCGCCACCATCCATTGGGTTGTTAAAGTATTCTTTTTGGTAACTTTCATAACTAATGGACGACAATACTCTGTCGATATTGGCTTCACTATTCTTTTGTGGCCACGTTGATTTGCCTTCTTTGTCACGAATGTTGATTACTTCCCATTTGTCGGCTTTCTTTCCCATTTCGGTAATACAACACAACTTGGAAATGATGTTGCCACAGGCAATGATTAACAAGCCGTTGGAAATAGATCTAGTTGGGATTAAAGCCTGTTCAATCCACTTCACTCGGTCTTTTACTAACTCTTGGTTACGACAGAATTCGTCGGTGTCGATATCATCAATTAAGATAACATCTGGACGTGCTGCATCGTTACGAGTTCCACGAGGTGATTGACCTGCACCGATAGCACGAAAGGAAACTCCTTTGCGTGTTTTGAATTCGGCAGACTCCCACGAACCAACTTTCTTTTGAACGCCATAGTCGTTGATTAAACGGTTGTTTCGTTCTAGGATTCCTTTATATGGTAGTAGTAAACGTTCGGCATTGTCAAAACTATTGGAGACTAAAAGAATGTTTTTCTTTTTGCCTGTCATTGCTAGTTTGATAATTTCAAACATAGTTCGCCCGGACTTTGAAAGCTCACGCGCCCATGAGCGTACCAAATACAATTCGGCATTGTTCATTACTAAACGTGTTGACTTCTTGTGAAAATCGGCAGGTTCGGAAGTGTAGTAGTTTGGAAAGTAATATTTGAACCAAGCTTCGTCGTCGGCTTCTAAACGTTTGATGCGTTTTAGTTTGTCGGAATGGCTTTCGTTTAGGTCAATAGGCGTTGCATTGTCCATGTTTTCACAGAACTCACGCCATAGATCTAAATATTCTTTATCGCTTACTTTTTTAGCCATTTTTTAATTTGGAGTTGATGAACTCGTCTGCATACTTGGTGAATAGTTTGGCAGCATCTAAATCGACTGTTTGAATGAATTCTAACACCTTTTTAGTTACTTGAACGTATTCGCCTAAACTGATTTCGACTTCTAACTTTTGAATGTTAGAAGTGATTTTGCTCATGGTATCGGCTTCGGCATTGGTTGGAATTCCGATGCGTTCAGCTCTTGGTATTGGATCACCTGTTTTAGGGTGTTTCTTTTCGGGTCTGTAAGCAATGTCTTCGTTGATTGCTTCGAGTTGGTTGTACCAATGCACGAGTTGTGATTGTCGTGTAGTTAATAGTGATTTACGGAGCTTGTCCCAGTTGTCTAGGTCTGCCCATTTGCCGATTGTTTTTTCGGTAACTCCTACACGTTCTGCTATGTCTTTGAAAGTTAATCGCTCACTTACATAAAGAATGCGTGCATATTCTCTTTCTTGTTTTTTGGAAATACCCATAGTATTGTTTTAGGTCGGGTTGTGGAATCGAACCACATCTCTGATTATCACGTCAGCGCATTAGCCTGTAATGCTATTTCCCGATGTTAAAAAAAGCCACCACCTAAGTGATGGCTTTTGATATGTTTGATTTTCTTAGCAATTGCCCCAATTCCGCTTGACCCCTAATTTGGATAAATGGAATGCGTGATTGAATAGATAGTTTGTGTTTAGCTTTTCTCGATACTTATTACTATAGCTAATTACACCAGGACTATTCCATCCGACATCTGTAATAATGGCTAAAGTGTTTGTTCTTGAATTGTCTGTTTTAGAGTAGACATGAACCTCTGGGTTCTGGATGGCTGTGTACTCGATGGCTCCAGTAACATCATTAGAAAGTACGTTTTCAACGATTGTATATACCAGGACTGGTTTTACAATGGTTGTCTTTTGTTTTGTGTCCAAAGTCGGAGTACTTGCCGACATCGTGAAAGGCATCATCCCGATGCAAATCATTAAGACTATTAAAATGTTTTTCATCATTTAGGAATTGAATTCCTTGAATTTAGAGTAGCAAAATTGGGGTAAAAAAGTGCTGTTTTAAAATAAGCCTGCAAGGTTTGCACACTTATTTTCAAGGCGTTAGGAGTTTTTGGAAGTTTGTCACATCAAATTGAAACATTTAAAATGTCTGACGAAAAATTCAAGAAAATCGATAAAGAATATTGCCTCACGGATGAGAGCGTGAACGTGTATAAATACCGTTGCTTGACCGATGGTTTTCTTATTGACGAGGTTAAAAAAAATCCGATTGGTTTCTTAATGCACAACCGTGATAATGGTGTTCTGGTTCGTTGGGATGACTTTAGAGTAGAAGGTAATGCGGTTTATGCTAAACCTGTTGTGAACCTATCACACCCTAGAGGACAACAAACAGTTGATGAAATAGTAAGCGGCTTTTTGAATGCGGCTTCTTGTGGAAAGATTGTTTGTTTGGCTGCAACCGACGACAAGAAATTTAAGTTACCAGGACAAACTGGTCCTACTGTAACTAAATGGTACCCACGAGAAATTTCACTGGTTGATATTCCGGGCAATTACAATGCACTTGCCAATCTATATGATGAAAACGACAACGAGTTGAACCTCGCTGACTTTGTAAAAACTAATACTAAAAACACTATGAGTAAAGCACTTGTAACCGCTGCTATGTTAACAGCGATGAATTTGAGCGATAATGCCAACGAAGAGGATATCGCGCAAAAATTTCAGGACTTAGTCGATACGGCTGCCAAAGTACCAGGACTGGAAAAAGACCTAGCCGATACGAACAATTTATTGACTGCTAAAGACACTGAGTTGAAAGACTTGAAAGCAGCTACAACTACGAAAGCGGTTGCAGACTTGATTGCACAGGGTAAGACAGACAAGAAACTTACTAATGAATTGGCTACAAAGTTGGCTGATCAGTTTGCTGATAATCCAGAAGGGTTGAAAGACTTATTGGATGTAATGCCTGCGCAGACTATCATCACAAACGACTTAGGTGATAAAACGGCAGGAGACTACGACGGTAAATCATGGGATGACCTTTATGCAATTGATAAAATTGAAGAGGTTAAAAAGAACTTCCCAGACCTGTACTCGAAATTGAAAAAAGAAAAATATCCTAATCTAAAAGACTAATAAATTATGTCGCAAAATCCTAAAGTTCCGCAAGAGTTTTGGTCATCGTATATCGTTGAGAAACTATTTAGAACCAACCCACACATGAAGTTATGTTTCGACGAGTCGAAATTTGTTCAAGGTGGTGCTGTGGTTTACATTCCGCAAGCAGGTGCTAAACCTAATGTGGTAAAAAACAGAAGTAGCTTACCTGCTGCCGCTGTACAGAGACAAGATACTTCGGTATTGTATCCGTTAGATGTTTGGAGTACTGATCCAACAACTATTACGTATCAAGAAGCTCAAGAGATTAGTTATGCTAAACAAGACTCGGTATTGGGAGACCATACTCAAGTATTGGCAGAAACTGTTGGTGATGAGTTATTGTTTAACTGGGTGAAAGGAATTAAGCCTGCTGTAGGTGGTGGTACCACTGTTGAGTATTTGCCAGTTGCGCAAATGATTAGAACTACTGGAGCTTCTACAGCTGTGAATTCAGTTGATGGGCAAACAGGTACTAGAAAAGCGCTGACTTATAAAGAGTTTCAATTGGCACAAGCCCAATTTAATAAAGACAATGTATCTAAAGAAGATCGTTATGCGATTTGTGAGAGCTTTATGTTTCAACAATTCTTGGAGTCTTTATCGTCTAACCAAATGGCAGCGTTTCAACAAACTGTTGATTTAGCGAATGGTGTATTGGGAAGATATGCAGGGTTTACGTTCTTGGAGCGTTCAAGTGTATTGTCATTCACAACTGCTGGCGTTCCTAACGCTGTTGGACAGGCTTTGGCTGCGACTGACAACTTAGGTTGTTTGTTATGGCAAAAGAACTCGGTAGGTATCTCAATAGGAGACACTGAGTTGTTTCAGAGAATGAATGATCCATTATACTATGGAGACATTTATAGTGGATTGATTAAAATGGGTGGTCGTTGTAGACGTGAGGACTGGAAAGGAATCACTGCGATTGTTCAGATTGCTTAATATAAATTGAAAGGTTGCCGCTTAACAGGTGGCAACCTTTATTATAAATTAGTTTGCCATGCTAAAGAACTTAACCAGTAAAACACCAAGAAAATCAACAAAAATGTGGCTCGTAATGACGGCATTATACGCTATGTCTATTATCATTAACGAACACTACGACCTTATCCAGGCATTACATTTCGGTGAAAGAACCGCATCTATTATTAAGATGGTTGGTGTTTTTGGTTATGTTTTGAGCACATTGTTGAATTTTAACCAAAAGCCAAAGAATGGATCATCACCACAATAACTTTTTATCAATTTTCTGCGGTGCTGTATTTGGTGGAACTAAAGCCGTGTTGAGTGCGAGTAGTGAAATTACGCTTGATAAAGTGTTTCAAGTAGTGTTGTTTGCTGCTATTGGAGCTTTGGTAGGTTTAGTAGTTAAAGATTTGTATGCGGTAGCTAAAAAACGATTTAAGAAATGACCAAAAAAGACTTTGTAACGTACTTCTACCCATTTGCCAAGCAGTCTGAACTAGAGACTGGTATATCTGCTGTTGCTGTGTTAGCACAAGGCGCACTGGAGAGCGGTTGGGGTTCTGTTTGTCCGGGTAATATGTTGTTTGGTGTTAAAGACACTGACGGTATTAATGGCAATGAACAATTGCTTGTTACTACGGAATACAGTAGAAGCGCTGTTGCTAAGTTTCCGAATATCATTTCTGTAACACCAGTGTTGCGCAATGGCCAGAAGTGGTTTAAATACAAGATTAAGGATTACTTTAGAAAGTACCCTACACCTAAAGAATGTTTTGTTGATCATGGCAACTTCTTTAATAAAAACCCGAGATATGCCAAGGCATTATTGGTTAAACATGATCCTTATGCTTTTATAGATGCGATTGCTGAAGCTAAGTATGCGACAGCTCCTGATTATGCCCCTTTATTGAAAGGCATAGCCAAACAAATAGAAAAACTTATACCAACAACATGAAACCATTAAAACACCTACTGACATTGGTTCTGTTTGTTTTGTTGAGTACAGCATTCACCGCTTGTAAAAGCACGAGTGCTGTATTACCAACACCGACAACGGAGACTAATACTGATCGTGAAGAAAAAACTATTATACACAAAGGCGAATTAGAAGTTCCAGCAGATAGTACTTATAAAAAATTATATCTGGAGTGTGTTAATGGTAAAGTAGTAATAAAAAAACCTAGTTTAAAAGATACTATAAAAACACCATCTGGTGAAAAAAAACAAAGTGCCTTACCCAAGAAGAAAAAAGGGCTACAAGAACCAAAGGCAACAATAAACGATAATGTGCTAGAAATAGACTGTTATCAAGATGCTCAAAAATTATTCTATGATTGGAAAGAAACATGGATTAAAGAGCATAAGACAACTACTATAAAAATACCCTATGCTGTAGTTACACCATTAACCTGGTGGCAAAAGACTAGACTAATTGCTGGAAGTATCTTTTTGGGCTTGATTGCCCTGGTGTGTGTGGCCACAGGATTACGATTATTAAAAGTTATTTAAAACCAATTTAAACATAAAAGTTATGTCAAATTTAAAAGAAAAGGCACAAGATTATTTCGACAGATTTACCACTTCTGACGAGTGTCATATTACTAGTGATGCGCGAGTGTTTCATACTAGAGGTACAGCTGATAGTTTTGCTAGTGGCTTGCCAGATACGGAAGTGAAGACTTTCACTAGAAAAGATTTTGAGGCAGAACAAATTGAGGTTGATGCTGAAGTTGTCACTTTGAATGCTCCTGCAAGTACAGAAGCTACCGATGCTGCAAGTACAGAAGCTCCTGCTACTGATACTGCTAGTACAGAAGCTCCTGCTACTGATACTGCTAATACAGAAGCTCCTGCTACAGAACCTTTGACCGGTGATGCTAAGCTATTGGCTTTTGACACCAATGTTGCGTCGTACCCAGAATTGAAAGCTATGGCTCTTGAATTTGGTATTACAACAGCAAGTTTGAAAGCAGTTGATTTGATTCCTGCTATCGTTGCTGCACAAGAAACTTTAAAATCTAACGTATAATGAGTACTGGAACTCCAAAAGTATCGGTTGTAGTTGCAAACGGTAACTTAGAAAGACAATTGAACATCGCCGATGGTGTTCCTGCCATTGTAGGAACTGCATTGAGTGTTGGGTTAATTGGTGTTGTGAAAACAGTATACAATTATGCTGATGCTGTTGCTAAAGGCTTTACCGAAGCCGACGAACCATTTTTGAATAAACAAATTAAAGAGTTCTATGCTGAACTTGGTGGCGGCAAGAAACTTTACATTTTGGGCTGTGAAGATACCCAAACTTGGACTGATATTGTATCACCAACTAGTACTACAGGAGTTCGTTACTTGGTTAATCAAACCCAAGGCGAAGTTACTCACGTTTTTGTGTGTTATGATCCACCAGTTGGATATGATGCAGGTGAAGATTTCTTGGCGGTTGATGTTGTAGATGCTGTTTTGGACAGTAAAACGTTGTGTGAAGATTTACAAAATAAGAATCGTCCGATTAGAATATTATTAGCAGGCTATGTTGCCAATGTGGGTGTTGCTGCGCAAACCTTGAACAATAGAGCTAATGGCTATGTTGGTGTTGTGATTGGTGGTTCTGATGGTAGTGGACATGCTACGGCTGTTGCTTTGGCACGAGCTGTTAAGTATGATGTTGCCACTAAAATTGGTAACGGACAAAACGGACCGTTGACTCTTGACCCAATGTATATTGGATCTAAGTTGGTGACGGACTTCTTTCCAGAAGAGTTGGATGTGTTGAGTGACAAAGGGTATATTTTGCCAACCACTAGAGATGGTCAGGCAGGGTTTTACTACGGCGTTGACAATATGTGTAGCGATGACGATTTTAGAATATTGGTACATGGTAGTGTGATTGATAAAGCCCAGCGAATTGCTGTTGCTGAATTGACACCACAGTTAGAAACATCGGTACGATTGAATACCGACGGTACTATAAAAGATACGGATGCTAAACATCTTGAAGAGACTGTAACACAGGATTTATTGAATGGCTTGGCAGGACAGATAAGCAATGCTAGAACAATTGTTCCTACGGATCAAAATATCGTGAACAGTTCTACATCAGGTGTTCAAATTGGCATCATTCCGTTGGGCTATTTAACCTGGATAAATGTAACTATTGGATTAACTTCTAATCAATAATAAGCTATGAATGTAAATGTAACGAGTTCGGAATGTGCCTGGTCACATTTTGAAGTGAAATTATTAACTAGAGTGACCAAAGGGTTGCGTGGTTTTGAGTTCAACAAAGAAGTTGAAAAAGAACACTTGTTTGGTGCTGGTAATGATGCTATTGACATTCAGACTGGTAACAAAAAAAATACGGGTAGTATTACATTGTTAGGCTTCGAAGTTGATATGTTGAATGCTACTGCAGCTGCTGCAGGTTATGATGATATTACTGATGTGCCACACGATGCTATTGTGATTACTTGTTCATTCAAGAAGTTGGCTACTGACCCAATTAAAACCTATGTGGCTCGTGGTGTAGCTTTTACCGAAGCTAAAACATCGATGAAGCAAAATGATAAACAACGTGAAATTCAATTGCCGTTTTTGGCAATGGATATTCAATTACCAAGATAAAAATTAAGAACCAATGAAAACAAAAGACAAACCAGTACAGGCTAATCCAGTATTAGCGGAAGCATTTGCTAAAAGAATGCACAAAGAAGACGATAAGAAGAAAACGGTAGCTGAAGAGGTTGTAACTGAAGAGCAATTGGCACCTTTTATTAAACGCTTTGGGCAGGATAAGATTGACGAGTTTAAAACCATTTTTAGTGGTAGAAAGCTGATCTACATTAAAGTTGACGATAGCCTTGCTATTTTGAGACCGCCAACCAGTGAAGACTTGGGTGAATATATGATTGGTATAGGCACTAACGGTGTTAGCAAAGCGATTGCTTTTATAGTAAACGCCCTGTGGTTGGATGGCGATATTGATTTGATTCAAGACGAAGACAAATACATGGGAGTCTTTATGCAAGTAAACAACTTGTTGGAGGGCAAGAAAGCCGAGTTTTTTCGCGCTTAGCGAGAAAGGACAAAAAGACTGTGAGAACAAAACAGCAGGTCTTGATTACTTAGTTGTTTTTGGTTCGATGAAGTTTGGAGCAAGTGCAATGAAAGAATGGGGACCTGATTTGTTTTTTTATAGAACCGGCATTGCTCTTAAGATTTGGGAGAAAGAAACACCACACCAGTAAATGAACACGCAAGCGATTGAATTTGTTTTAAAGATGAAAGACATGATGAGTGGCACGATACAACGTGCCGCTAGTCAAGGTCAATCGTCGTTTAGTAAAATGAGTCAATATGCGCAACAAGTTACCCAAAAAAATCAAGTATTAAACATGAGCTATAGCGAGCTTCAATCGAAAATGAAATCGGTTGAGGACGTTATTAGTAAGAGTACTATACCGAACCAAATTAATGAAGCGAAACGCGAGTTGAGCGATTTGCAACGTATGTCGGTTAAGCATCCTGGTGCGATGGGTGGTTCTGGTGGTTCTAGTTCTGGAAGTTCTGGAATTGGCATTGGTGGGATTGCAATGGGTTCGATGCTTGGTGGTATTTATACACAAGGACTTTCATTAGTAAAGGACGGTGTTGCTGCTATGGTTGAAAAGAGTATGGAAAAGGAACAAGCCATTACAGGTTTAAGTACTTTTTTGGGCAAACAAGGTGCTAACGATGCTTATAAAAACATTAGGCAAGATGCTAATGTTACGCCGTTTGATACGGCTAGTTTGTTGATGGTTAATCGTTCTTTGATTTCGGCAGGATTGAATGCTAAAGATGCAAGAAAGGACACGATGAACTTAGCTAACGCTGTTAGTGCTGTTGGTGGTGGTAATGACGAACTTAGTAGAATGGCTGCCAATATGCAACAGATTAAGACTGTTGGAAAAGCGTCTGCTATGGATATTAAACAGTTTGGAATGACTGGTATTAATATTTATGCGATGTTGGCTAAAGCTACAGGCAAGAACATTGAACAGGTTAAAGAAATGGACGTGAGCTATGAGCTTTTACAAAAAGCCTTGGCGATGAGTTCTGGCAAAGGCGGTATGTATGAAGGTGCTATGCAAGCACAAAGCCAAACCATGAGTGGAAAGTGGAGTACTGTTAAAGATAACTTTAGTACTGCAGCTTCTGACATTGGCGATGCGTTTGCTCCTGTTTTCAATTTACTGTTGGATATGGGAATCAAGTTTGCCAATAATATTGGTCCTATGATTGTTGCGGCGCAACCTTATATTGATGCCATTAGTAACGGAATAGGAATTGCCGTTGATTATTTAACAGAAATGACCAGTACAACAGGTGAATGGGGAAGCTATGTAGCTACCGTTCGCGATTTCTTTATACACATGTGGGGCATTATACAGCATATTGGAATCAAACTTTGGGCGATGGTTTCGTCAATGGTTGATTTTATAAAGAAAAGTGAAATGTTGAAAGACATTTTCAAGTTTGTTTTATGGGTAGCTGAAAAGATTGGTGACATTATAAGTTTATTGGTTGATGGAATAGTTTGGCTTTGGGACAATGTATTGAAGCCGATACTTGAAACTTTAGACAAAGTATATAAATGGATAAAAGGAACCGACGATGCAGAAGTGAAAGTCACTAAAACATTGGTTGCTCCTAAAAAACCGAAAGAAGATGGCAAAGGTGCTCCTGCACCATCGGGTGTTGCTCTAGCGATGAGTAATGCGGATGCTGGTAAAAAAGCAGGAGACAGCGTGGTTGGTGGCGGTCCTAAAAGTATCACTATAAATGTTGGGAAGTTCTTTGATACTATACAGTTTACAACAATGGATAGTAGAGAAAGTGCTCAGGAGTTAGAGAAAGTTGTATTAGAAGCTTTAGGAAGAGTATTGTATAACGGTGCTAAATTAGTGTAATATGAGTTTAAATACCTTATTTGATTTGAATGCTTTATACCAGAATTATTTTGGTAACAAGCCTTATCATATTACTGAAACTAAAAGCAGTAATGTTGAACAACCCTATACTGGCATCACCCAGAACCCAACACCGAAAGGAACAACGGTTTATACTAAAAAGAACATTGCGCTGAACAAGCAAAGTGTTTATGGTAAGGACATTTGGTTTCCTATTGAGTTGTGGTTGGCTGGAAAAAAATTAATTGAAATTGAAGTGTGTACTGTTGGTGTGAATTTATCGGCCACGATTATACGAACTCCAGTAAGTGAACGCAAAGGAACCGTTAAGGAATCGTTCTATGAGGACGATTATAAGTTCAATATAAAAGGGATGTTGATTGGTAAAAACCGTCAGTTTCCTGAAGAGGAAATTTTGTTGTTGAAGCAATTTAAAGAAAGTCATGATACTAAGGAATTGCGTGGTGGATATCCTGAATTGTTCCTGGACGAAAGTTGTAGAGTTGCGGTTGTGGCTTTAGACTTTCCAGAGGTTCAAGGTAAGTCGCCACACATTAGACCGTTTACATTGACACTGGAAAGTGACTTTATTCAAGACATTACCATACAGGCTACTAACATCGCGAATAGCATTTCTAATACAACGTTCTAATGTTTTACATGACTTCTAATATAACCATTGGCACGTTCACAAATGTGAAAGCGGCCAAAGTGAGTTGGAAAACTGATGTGAATAGTTTTACTGATACCTGCACGATTGAATTGCCTAGAATTACCTATTTGCGCAACGTGAAAACTGTTACGGATGATGTTAACGAACCCAACGAACGCCAAGAATATGTATTTAAAGAAGGTGATGCTGTTGATGTTTTGTTAGGTTACAACGGCAACAACACGAGACGTTTTAAAGGTTTTATTAAACGTGTGAACATGGGTGTTCCTGTTAAGGTAGAATGCGAAGGCTACAGTTATTTGCTGTATGATATTATTTTTAGTAAGACGTATGCCAATGTAACTGTGTTGCAATTGTTGAAGGACTTGTTTGGTAGTGCTGATATTGTTTTCTCTAGTGAGATACCTAACATACCTTTAAAGAATGTTCGGTTTAAAAATGCAACTGGCATACAGGTGTTAGAATGGTTACAGAAAGAATGCAAATTGGCAGTGTATTTCAATTTTAATGAGATTTATGTGGGAACCGTTTTTGGAAAGGTTCAGGCATCTGCCATATTGCGATTGGGTTGGAATACTGTTAAAGAAGATGATTTTAAGAAGCGTTGGGTTGATAAGAACGTTCGTATTGTAATTCACGAAAAGAATGACAAAGGCGAAGTTTATAAGGCTAAAGCAGACGTTCATAAATATAGTAATGAAAAAGCGGTTAAGATTAAAGCAGGAATACCTGCCGATTTGATGAAACAAATTGTTAACCGATTGCAAACGAAGAGTAATTATAATGGGTTTGAAGGAAACATTGTTTGTTTTCTGGAACCTGCCTTTACTAAAGGAATGGTTGCCGAAATACAAGACCGAAACTATACAGACCGCAACGGTAGATACTTTGTTGAAAGTGTCTCTGGTGAGTTTGGAACTGGTGGCGGACGACAAAAGATACAATTAGGATTTTTAATGAATACATAATATGCCAACACCAGCACAATTAAGAGAACGGCTTGAAGAAATGGCTAAAATGCACGGACCAGCTGTGAGTAATATTGCAAAGGTGAAAAGTGTTGATGAAGCGAAAGCTACTTGTGTTCTGGAAGATGAAGATGGACAAGAAATACTAGACGTTAGACTTCGACCTGTATTGAATGGCAAAAAAGCCATGATGTTGTTGCCAAAGGTTGGGAGTTCTGTTTTGGCTGTGAGAGTTGAAGACGATGACGATTGGATGGTTGTAGGTGTTGATGAAGTGAGCAAGGTGGGTTATTATGTTGGTAATGTAGTTTTTGAAATGGATGCCAACGGTTTTTTATTGCAAAAACAAAATGAAACCTTGAAACAATTGGTTTCTGATTTGCTAACTGCAATTGAAGCGATGAGCTTTACCGTTGTTACACCCGACACTATCAATGGAACTACAACTACTATGGTTAACGTAGCTCAATTTACAAACATTAAAACAAGGTTTAATCAGTTTTTAAAATAGGTTTAAATGAAAGGAATATTGCTTACCGATATGGGTTCTTTAAAAGTTGAAAACGGCAGTTTGGCTGTTGGTGAAACTACGGCACAAAACCAACGGTTGTTGATTTTTGCCAATAAAGGTGAGTTTAAAAGTAAACCTATGCGTGGTGTTGGAGCTTCGGTTTATTTAGAGAATAAAAATACAGAAGGATTGGCACGAGCTATTCGCACCGAATTTATAGCTGACGGCATGACTGTAAATACAATTAAAATAGGACAAAACAATGAACTTGAAATTGATGCTTATTATGGTGATTAAAGTACTATCGATGCAAACGCTATTGGATGTTTCGGTTTCTGCAACAGGAATCGTAGACAATGCCTTTGCGATTGCAAAAGCCAATTCGATATCGGTTACTGATGTTTTGGCACCTGGTACTGAATTAATCATTCCGACAACCTTACCTGTAGTTACAAAAGAGTTGGTGTATGACGCACCAGTAGTTGAGAAAGTTGTTCAAGTAAGAGTTAGATCTAAGCAAACGTTTTTTGATTTGGCTATTCAATGCACTGGATTGGTAAGTAATGCTTTTGCGATTGCACAGGCAAACGGTAAATCGGTAACTGATGCATTGGCAAGTGGTAGTATGGTTACAATACCTATTATGACACGGTCTGTTAAAACATTAAATTATTATCAATCACAAACCATTGTACCTGCAACTGGTAAAACAATAACGCGACCTACTACATTGGAGTATTACTTCTGTGGTGAGTTTCCATTATCATTTTAATTATGGCTAGAACATCACTTGAAATAAAGGCATCTATTACCAACGATTTTATAAATCGGCCAGAGATTATTGCTTTGTATGGATTGGTACCTGGACAAACTTTTGAACAGCAGTTTTCTGTTGCTTCGTTAGAAAATCAATTTTTTGATACTGTTGCCAATGATATGGCCGTTCACGAACAATTGGTTGAGGCTAACACGTTGAACTCTAAATTGCATACTGTGAACTGGTATAAGAAAACGGCAATGTCGTTCTTGGATGGTTTGCCGTTGGTATGGATTACCGACGATCAGTTTGGGTATGACTTAAGTGGTGTTACCGATGCAGATATTAGACAGATAATTGACCGATGTGCTGTTTTGCCAAGCAACGGACGATTGGTGATTAAGATTGCCACTGATAACGGTGGTGTAATTGAACCTTTGACAACCGCTCAATTAAACCGCTTTATTGCCTATATGAATTTGGTTAAAGATGCAGGAACCAATTTGGTTTTTGTGAATGACCCGGGTGATAAGTTGAAAATTGAAGCTGTAATACAGGTAGATATTGCTACAATAGATTTAGACACTGGAAGGTTGTTGAGTGTTCCAGGCTCGGTGTTTCCTGTTCGTGATGCTATTGACAATTATTTGAAAAACTTGGAGTTCAATGGCGCTGTGGTTAGAACCTTTTTGGAAGATGCTATACAGGCTGCACCAGGTGTTAAGAATTTACGAATAGACAATCTGCAATCGAAGTTTGCAGGATTTAGCTTTACAGATATTGCCGACGGTAGAATTCCGAATGCAGGGTATTTTGTTTTGGACAATACCGATATAATATTAACCTATACAGCAAATGAGTTATCAAGTTATTGATTTTGATGTGTTGAATGAAATCTACCTTCCTACTTTTTTGAGAAGTGCGGATGTGTTGGCTTTTATGAATAGCATTTCTAATCCGTTGAAAGAGCTGTATGCTGAAACTCTGTACAAGATGCAGCACACAGGACAGGTTATTTATTTGGAAAAGATGCTGAATGAATATTACAACATTGCTGGTTATGACAAGAATAATCACCTTGCCACTAGACAAATTTATATAACTGATGCTCCTGCGGTTCCGAGGGTTTATTTGTATCAACCTGCAGAAAACAAACCTGTGTATTTGTATCAACCAAGTGAGGACAATCCTGTGTATTTAAACCTACCTGCTGTGCAATATGACTTTATCATTAATGTACCTGCAGCGTTGGTGTTTGATGAACAAATAATGAGAATAAAAGTAGATTATTATAGAAATACTAAACAATATATAATTCAAACCTATGTCTAAAAATATTGATTTTTCGCTTACAGGTGGTCTTCCAGTAGATCAAAACACTTTGAATAAAATGCAACAGGCTTATGTTGAATTTTTCAAGGCTATTATAGCTTATATAGGAATTCCTGATGTAGGTAATTTTATTTTAACTGGTGTGAATGTGACTGGAACAGACATAAGTTCTGGATGGGTTTATATGGATGGCGACATCATTCCTTTTACTGCTTTGACAGGAACAACAGGTTTGACTACTAAGTTTAAGAAACAAACGGTTGCTGATACTTTGAACTTTTTTGATGGTGTTGATAAACCCGTTTATATTACTACATCGGTAATTATTGATTCTACTGGTGCTGAGCTTTCTACTTTTACAAGAGTAAAGGAAATTCCAATAGTGCCAGGTGGAATTGTTATTGATCCTGCTTTTGGAGTGTTGCCAGCAGTTCCAACGGTTATTGATAGAATTGTGGAAATAGAAAAAAAACTGGGTGTTTTTCAAGTTGGTGGTGGAATGGTTCTCTGGAATAAACCTGCTGCCGATATTCCAGTGGGTTGGGCTGAAGTTGTAAACTGGAGAGGACGTATGCCTGTTGGAATGGACATTACCGTTGATGGAACAGGAGCTTATGTAAACCCTGAATTTTCACCATTGACAACTGGTGGAGCTGATCCAGGTAGAACTGGTGGAGCAAAAGGGCATACAATGACTTTAGGGAATTTAATTGAACACGACCATACTCTTACTCAAATTAAAAATAATAGTAATTCTGGAAGCACTAATGGGTTCTTTGACCAAGCGAATGGAAGTGCTAGTGGTTTAAAAACCGATAAGGCAGGTTCTGCAACACCAACACCAATTCCAACTTTATCACCTTATAGAACTGTTTTATTCATTGAATACATAGGATAATATGATACCAGAAATTGACGATTTTGTAATGGAAGTAAAAGAAGATTCGGCTGCTAAGTTGGCTGAAGCTTCTGGCAAGCCTACGAAGTTTTATTTGTTTGCAAATGAGTTTAACAGAATTAAAACCTATTTTAATTATTTGAAAGGTTTTATTTTGGGAGCTTATATGTTGACATTGGATGATATTATTGCGAATGGTGATTTAGTTACCAACCGATATGCCAACTTTAGAACTCAAAATATAGAAGCAGGTATTGATTACACTGTTAGTATTAGTGGTGATGGATTATCGTTTTATGATAATTTAACGGCTACAGGAGTTGTTATTTCTGCGGCTGCTCAAACAGGAAATCAGGGAAATGTAGTCGTTAAAGATGCTGGCGAAAGCACTAAGTTTTTGGCATTTACAACTGATGTTGATGATGCCATTACACAGTTAATTAATGGCGCGCCCTCAGACGCCAATACGCTAAAAGAACTAAACGACAAGATACTTGCTATTAATGCCATCATTGGCGGTTCTACTGCAGATGGTGATAGCATTGTGAATACAGTTGCCGAATTGTTGCATGTTTTTCAAACCTATCCAGAAGGGTCAGATATTGCCACTGTTTTGGCAGGGAAGATTGATTCAGCTAACATTGTCAATAATCTTACACAGGTTGTCGCTGGGAAGGTTCTCGATGCATCGCAAGGGAAAGTTCTTAAGGATATGATTGAGACTTTGACGGCGAATGTTAACACGGCATTGGCAGGTAAAGTTGATAAAGTCACTGGAAAAGGATTATCTACGGAAGATTATACAACGACTGAAAAAAGTAAACTAGCAGCTATTACAGGAACTAATACAGGTGATGAAACGGGAACTACCATAAAATCTAAATTAGGAATAAGTACCCTTTCTGGATCTAATACTGGAGACCAGGATTTGAGTGGTTTGCAAACTAAGTCAGTTCAGATAAAACTAGCCTCAACTTATACGTTAGCAAATCAAACAGCTTTGCAAAAGATTTTTAATACAGGTGGTCCCAACAATGATGGTTCCTTTAATGTTATTTCAGGTGTTAAGTATGAATTTGAAATATCGTTTTCATTGAGTAATATGAGTGGTACATCAGGTAATTTTCAATTTGGATTGCTTGGTACGGCAGGAATTAGTGCATTACGATATACTGCATTTGCTACTAAAAATGGTTTGACTGGAAACTCGACACCAAATATCAACACATTTATAGTGGCCACGGCTTCGGTTATTTGTGCTTCTACTGGATTTACAGTTGGTCATGCTTATATCAAAGGATCGTTTACGGCGACTTCGAGTGGAACCGTTTATCTATCAACTGGACTTTCGATTGCGGCTGCTGCAATCATCGATTCAACCTCTTATGCAACTAATACTGAAAAATAATGGCAAAGCAATATTACAATTACAATCCTGAAAATCGTGGTTATGTTGATACTAACTACTACGAAGAACAACCATTGAACTCGGTAGATTTTGCACCATCAATTGAAAATCCTGAATTAAATGCGGTGTTAAATTCTGAAAAAACAGAATGGGTAGACGTTAGAACTGCTGAACAACAACAAAAGGCATTGGTTCCTGAATTGGTATCAAGACGCCAATTAAAGCTACAATTGATTTTAAGCGGATTTAATGTATCGCTTATTGATGGTGTAATTAATCAATTGCCTGAGCCAAACAAATCAATTGCGTTAGTGGCTTGGAATGATGCAGGAACGTTTGTGCGTGAGGATCCTTTGTTGGTTGCATTAGCTTCACAACTTGGGTTGAGCGACGTTAAGCTCGATGAGATTTTTATTAATGCTTCAAAATTATAACTATGGGACTGTTATTGTTTATAATCGCGTCTATTTTATGGCTTCCATTGACCTTGGTTAACTGGTTTTGTGTGGCATTTCAACATGGTTTGTCAAATGACTATTTCAAACAAACGGCCATCGACATTGACCGCTTTGGTAATAGAAACTTTCGCTGTTTTCTGAATACAACTATGCAGGTCAATGGTTATGCCTTTGGCGATGTTCGGGAAACAATTAGCAGTGCGCTTGGTAAGAACCAACGTGATGGCACGTTAAGTTGGTTTGGTAGACGGATATGTTTTGTCCTGGACAAACTTGAAACGGATCACTGCAAGAAAAGCATAAAAGAATTCGAATAGCTTCGTGGAGGTGAAGTAAAAAAAGTCCTCCAACAATTAAAAACTTCTCACGGTAATTTAATAGCACAACGCCAGCGTTGGAGGACAAAAGTCTTCTAGTGCTGGCGTTGTTATGTCTTGTAATTATCGTGAGAGGTGCAAAGGTAGTAAATCAATCATCAATCAAAAAATGTTATTATGAACAAGTATCATCAAATTTTATCGAAAATTATTAAAAAGGGAAAGTTGCAGACCAATAAAAAAGGTTCTATTACTTATTTGTTAAATGAAAAGCTAGAATTAAAACCTATAGACTTGCTTGATTTGTTTGAAGGTCATGTATTAGCCAAAAAGAAGCTCAAGGATGAATTATCTTTGTTTATAGCAGGCGAACGCTCTACTGAGGCGTATCGTTTAATTGGAGTGACGTGGTGGGATTATTGCGGTCCTATTTTGGTTAATAGCTACCCTACTTACTTTGAAAAGCTCCCGAAATTGATTGATAAAATCAATAAAGAAAAAAGAAATAGTAAGAATTACGTGTTGTTTTTGGGTTCTAACGACACTGAAAGCAATCAACAACCTTGTTTATCTTTGATACAGTTTCAATTAGAGAACGGTAAACTTGTTATAACTGCGTATCAAAGAAGTAGTGATGCATCTTTAGGTTTACCTTGTGATATTTATCACTTATATTTAATCAGTAAGCAAATAGCTGTTCCTTTGAAGAGTATCACGGTTATGCTTGGTAATGTACATATTTATGAGAATAACTTACAGCCTACACAAGAGCTATTAGGTGGCTCACAGGCTAAGTTTAATTTGAATGTGGGTAATTAATTTAAAAGCCGTTTAAAGTATGTTTAAATGGCTTAATTTTATATTTTTTAATTGCTAAAATTGGAACGTTTTGAATTAATTAATGGAACGTTTTGAATTTTCGATTATACTTCTTGTCTGACATC